CTAGTGATGATGATATTAATCCATCTGACTATTTCTAAAATAAAAGATATTTATATGAAAACAATTTGTGAGTATTACAGAAAAAAGACAATTATTATTAGAGTATGCTAAATGCGCAGCGGATCCATCTTATACTATCGAAAGTTATTTTGAAACATTCGATAAAACACAAGAGGGATTTGTACCATTTAAATTATTCGATAAACAAAAATTATTAATATCCAATTACGAGAATAATAGATTTAATCTTGTATTAAAGTATAGACAAGCTGGTATATCAACAGTTACCGCGGCATATGCTGCTGTTAAAACAGCGTTTGCTATATCAGATAACCCAGAAAGGGTGCTTATATTAGCAAATAAACAAGAAACCGCGGTTGAGTTCCTAAACAAAATCACATCTTTTATAAAACAACTGCCTGATTGGGTTAATATTGGTTTTGATAAAGCATCACAGAAGCACGTTAGATTATCTAACGGATCTGAGTTAAAAGCTGTTGCAACATCAGCGGATGCATTACGTGGTTACACACCTACTATAATGATATTAGATGAGGCTGCTTTCATCGAAGGTGGTCAAGCATTATGGTCTGCGTGTTTAGCGGCAATTGGTACTGGGGGTAAAGCTTTCTTAATATCAACACCAAATGGTTTAGATGAGATATATTATGAAGCTTATGAAGGTGCAATTAACGGAACCAATAAATTTAAAATTACGCATTTAAAATGGTGGCAAGACCCACGTTTCAATAAAGACTTAAGATTAATCAAAACCAATGATATTATATCTTGGATACAAAAACCTGAAAATGAAAAAACTGAAGAGGTGATTGAATCTGCTATTACATTTCATATTGATGTTATGTTAAAATTACTAGAAGAAGGTTATAGACCACATTCAACATGGTATGAAAACATGTGTCGTGACATGAACTTAAATAAACGTATGATTAACCAAGAGTTAGAGTGTGCATTTATTGGTTCAGGTGACAACGTAATCGAAGGTCAAGTTTTAAGAAAACAAGAGGAAATAAATGTAACACCACCAATCTATAAAGATACTGAATGGGAAAATAATTTATGGGTTTGGCAAATGCCTCAAAAAGGTCACAGATATATATTAGCTCTAGATGTATCTAGAGGTGATTCTGAGGACGCTACAGGTATGTGTATTATTGATTATGATACATTTGAACAGGTACTCGAATATCATGGTAAGGTACCACCAGATATTGCCGCACAATTAGTTGATCATTATGGTAGAATGTACAATGCTTTATCCACTTTTGATATAACTGGTGGTATGGGTATAGCTGCAACTCAAAAATTAAAGGAACTTAATTACCCAAAATCTTTATTACATTATGACAATGTTAGTGAAAATGATATTTACTTTGTTCCTTCACCTGACGCGATACCAGGTATCAATTTTGCGTCCAAAAATAGAAGAAGTCAGATTATTGCGGCTTTAGAGGAAGCTGTATCAAGAGGTGATTTTAAAATTAGGAGTGAACGTTTAATTGCTGAATTAAAAAAATTCATTTATAAAAATGGTAGACCTGATCATATGAAAGGTTCGCATGATGATTTAATTATGGCTTTAGGTATGTGTTTATTTGTGGCTAATACGTCTTTTAAAAGACTACACGAGTCCGATAATATGACTAAGGCTATGTTGGATAGTTGGAAGACATCAACAACAACCTATCAAAAAACGCCAACATATATTATTGAAGATACCACAATAACAACACAACCAAAACCAGGTAAAATCTATAATAATCCAACAGAATTATCAAATAATAATAATAATTTGAAAAATACACGTGACTTTTCATGGTTATTTTCGTAATATTGTAATAGTAAAATAAATGGCTACCAAAAGAGTTGTTATTTCAAAAATAAATGGTACTGGTGTTGTTAGACAAAATACAACATCAAAGGTATTTAAAGATCGTTTTGAAGGTAAATTATTAAACGAACCATCATGTTCTATTGATAGTGATAACTTAACCACATATGTACAAATAAGAGAATGGGTTATTGATAAAAACGATTATTTATACCCACCATATGTTGAGTGTGAATACGTAATATAAAAATATGGAAAAAAAATTAACAGTATTTCAAAGATTAGGTCGTGTTTTAGGTAATGAAGCAAGCTCACCAGCTTATGTAATCGACCCAAAATCTTTTGACAATTTAGATCAAAATGAGTTAGATCAAAAAAAATTAGAGGCACAACAAACCTTCTACTTACAAAATCAATGGAAAAAGATTGATAATGAATTATATCAAAAAGCGGTTTATTATGAACCAACTAGAATGGCATCATATTTTGATTATGAGGCTATGGAATACACACCAGAAATATCAGTTGCTTTGGATATCTTTGCTGATGAAGCAACAACCGCAAATGAAAGTGGTAAAATATTAAGTGTTTATTCTGAAAGTACAAGAATTAAGAATGAACTAACAAATCTATTTGAAAATGTTCTGGATATAAATACAAACTTAACCAGTTGGGCTAGAAATTTAGTTAAATACGGTGATAATTTTGTTTATACAAAAATTGTACCGAAAAAAGGTGTTGTTGGTTGTACCCAATTACCTAATATTGAGCTTACCAGATCTGAACCTGGTTTCGTGAAAGTTAGTAGTTATGATGACTACCAAGATGAAAAAGTAACAAAATTTCATTGGAGAGATAAAAATATTGATTTTAACTCATTTGAGGTCGCTCACTTTAGATTATTAGGTGATGATAGAAAATTACCATACGGTACTTCATTACTTGAAAAAGTCAGAAGAATTTGGAAACAATTGTTGTTATCTGAAGATGCGATGTTAGTTTATCGTACAACTAGAGCGCCAGAAAGGAGGGTTTATAAAATTTTTGTGGGTAATATGGATGATAAAGATGTTGATGCGTATGTAGATAAAATTGCAAATAATTTCAAAAGAACCAACGTTGTTAACTCACAAAATGGTAACCAAGATACAAGATACAACCCGTTGGCGGTCGATCAAGATTATTTTATTCCTGTTAGAGACCCTGGTTTAGCTATGCCTATTGAAACACTAGCTGGTGCACAAAATTTATCAGAAATCGCTGATATTGAGTATATACAAAAGAAAATGTTAGCAGCATTGAGAGTACCAAAAGCTTTTCTAGGTTTTGATGAATCAACTGGTGAAGGTAAAAACTTAGCTATTTTAGATATTCGTTTTGCTAGAGCTGTTCATAGAATACAAAAAGCGTTAATTCAAGAATTAAATAAAATTGCAATTATACACCTATATTTAAAAGGTTATGAAGACGATTTAAATAATTTCACATTATCATTAACAACACCATCAACACAAGCTGACATATTAAAAGTACAAAACTGGAAAGAAAAAATACAATTATATCGCGATGCAGTATCTGATGCTGGTAATGGATATGGTGCGGTTTCAATGACCTGGGCTAAAAAAGAAATTCTTGGTATGTCTGAAGAAGAAATTAAATTAGATGTTCAAAGACAAGCTGTTGAAAAAGCTGGTGGTGAAGAATTAAAAATATTGGCTGACACTATTAAACAAACTGGTTTATTTAGAGAAATATATAAAGCTTATAAAATTAATCCTGAGAATATGACAACAGCTGGTGCTGGTGGTACCACCGAACCTGGATCTGAATTGGATACAGCAATATCTGGTGGCGGTGGCGGTGGTGTTGGTATGGATTTTACAACACCTCTTGAAACACCAGAAGCTGGTGGTGAAGAAGCTGCAACGGAATTAGGTGCTGAAGGTGGTGTTGAAACAACAGAACCTATTGAGGAACCAATAGAAAATTTAGCTGAAATCACTAAAAAAAGAATTGAAAACAGAAGAGGTAAAATAAATGAATCCTTAAATAAAACAATAGAAGAAATTAATAAACTAATTAAAGATTAAACTTTATTATAATCTTAATCTATTTATATAAAAATTAATATTATGTTTGGTGCAATTAATGAGAGTATTTTAAGTAATTTAGAAAAAATTTATTTAGATAAAGGTGATGAGATCTTTAAAAAAG